CCATTCAGATCCGTCTGGGCTGCTTCCTGCCGGACATTGGCAATGGCCATATCCTTTTCAATCTGCTTCACATCATCACGCATGGCGAGAAATTCAGGCCGGGTGACATATTGATCCGGCGGCATCGGTAGATCAGACATCTGATCCCTTTCAGGCATAAAAAAACCGCCTCACAGGGCGGCACACAGGCATGGCTATTCTTGCGGGATCAGGTAGCGCTGGCTTCCATGACATCCACAGGCTGGGCAGGTAACGCGGTGCTGGTGGTGTCTGTGCCGTTGGCAATGGCAGCAATGGCTTTCACATAAGATTTCATATCGGCCGTGAATGTCTCGCCCATAGCTGCCGCTAGACTGGCCTGTTGCTGTATCCACGTCAGCGCGTATGCGGCTTGTGTCTTCAAAGGCACAGGAACGGCAGGAGGCGTGTAGTCCACGAGAACCCCGTTAACGACCGCCATTGGCCGCGCCCCTGTGTCGCCGCCTTTTGCGGCCCACTGCGCGGGCGTCATGGCGTATAAAGTGTTCGCAGCGGGCAGACCTTCAACAGAGCTGAACATTGCCATGTCATACCAGCCGCAAGGTTTGCTCATATCCGCATAATAGCGTGCCGGATATAGCTCCAAAACATCTTGCACACTCATGAGAAGTATCCCGCTGCAAAAACATCAAAGGTCACAGTGCCTGTATTCCCATAAAAGCCTGATCCACCTGCCCACCCGATTTTAAACACATTGAACGCTGTGTTAGCTATCGACGTTCCTTGGTCATCGGTCCCGTCACATATGCCAAGTACAGAATACCACAAAGCTCCGTTTATCTCCTGGGAGGAGGGTATCATCACGTAAGGGCTTGTCCCCGGTTTGAAAGCTTTGGGGAAAGGCACTGTCATTATCGCGTTATTAAAGAATAGCTGAACCCTGAATATCTGTAGCTTCATGTTAGGGTCTGCCATAGGCAAATCTGATAAACTTGCCAGCACATTACTGCCGGTCCCATCTCCCGTGACAGTTCTGCCGTCAGCATTTTTCCATATGTCTGTAATGCGCTTGTCTGTGCTGCCAGCAGCCGGGGCAGATCGGGTATAACGCGCCTCTGCCGATTTTCCGCTTAATGCATCATCTCCGCCATAGTCGGAGATGGCAGGAACAGTTGTTTTGCCCCCAAGTGTAACTTCACCGGCAAATGCAACCGGGCCTGCCACCTTCTGCTGCTCCGTTTTTGCCAGATCAAGGTATGATCCTGCGGCGGCGTAGCGCTTTTCTGCGGCCTTGGCACTGAGGGCAACGTCTCTGTCCCAATCCGGATTGCCGGAAACAGGCAGCAGGCCCGTGTCATCCATTGCCGGAGCATTCTGGGCAGGCACTTCGCACCAGACTGTTATGCTGGAACTGAAGTTGAGAGCGTTGGCAGTTCCAAACAGATTGCCAAGCACCTTCGTGCGAGCCAGCGTGTTAGGGCTGCCCACAACCAGTGTGCCAATCCCCCATTCCGTTTGCTGCCCATCCGAGGCGTAATAAAACACCTCCCCACCGGCGGGGAATGCATCTGCAAAGGTCTGCCGCCCTTCCGGCGCACCGCCCAGAATAATTGCGCCAGTGCCTGGTGCGTTGGCGGTTTCCAACACCAGGTCTGCAAGCTGGGGTATTCCCATTTACAAACTCTCCATGAGTGTGAGTGTTGCTGCGTGCCGGTCAGCAACCCCAAACGGGTTACTAACATCATCTCCGCTCAGCCGACCCAGCAGAGCGGTTTGCATGAGCACCGCAGTGGCCGCAGCCGGATCGGGCAGAAACAGGGTGTTCTGCCCGGTGGCGGACGCACGCAAAATCTGCTCCAGTTGCAATGCATCGGCATCGCTCAGGGATTGGTGGGCAATCTTGAGAGTGCGCTGTATCCAGCGGTTTTCCGTAAATTGCACGCCGCTCAGAGATGTTGCCGTGTCTGATCCAAGATTACGGCCAGCCGTACTATCCGTGCTATAATTGCGCACCGGCTGCCAGATTGGCCCCGCATAGGCCAAAGGGATGGACAAAAAACCATCCGTATTATCTGCATCCGTAATAGAGAAATTGATCGTATCCGCCTGCAACGGTTCAGGGGATGTCAGCAGTATCTGGCCGTTGGCACAGCCCTGCACCGCTCCCTCCCATACTGTGGTATCACCCAGACGAGCAGAGACGCTGAGTGTAGCGGTTGGCATCAGGTTGGTACGGTGCAGACTAAAAACCCGAAACGCAGCAGCCCGTGGCAGGCTAAGGGTCAATCCTGCGACGTTACGGGGACAGCGCCACCCCAATGATGAGGCACCACATGGGTTGCGCAGATTTTCCACCGGCAAGGCATCAGCCTGCGCAGAGGCGACCAGGACGGCATCCAGAACGCGGTTCTGCCACCCAAACCCACAATTTTCCATGTTTTACACCAGTATTTGCAAGGTTACTGTCTGACTGGATGCCTGCACGGCCTCACCCACAACGACACCTACGGCGCGCTGCTCCAGACCGGGAGCCGGGGCCGTGATCGCAACCACATCCCCAAGGTCAATCTGCCAGGCATAAATCTGGGGAATGGAGACCGCCCATATTTTGCGCTTGGTGCCCCATAAGGCTCCATGCCGCTGGGCAATAAGGGCCGCATCATCCTGCCGTGTCAGGGCCGTGCTGATCGTGTCCGGGTCATTCGGCACCCGCCAGCGGGACTTGACCTCAGCAGAATACCAGATGGCGGCCCGGTCCTGTTGCGCCACAAAGGATTGCTGCGCGGCTGTAATCTGCGGGTGCAGACTGGACCCGGCTGCCTGCACCGTAAAATTATGCGCAAACCCAATGCGCCACCGCCACGTTGGCGGATCAAGGGAGCCATCCAGATCATCACCAGAGAGGGCAATAATAACATCTGGAGTAATCTCTGCCACGATGTTGCTTGACGCAGAGGGCGCCACCAGCCTGATCGGCAGTAATGTCCCCGTGCGGGTTGGTATGAGCGTTATACCCAGACCGGACAGCAAGGCCGTTACTGCGTTCTTGCCGGTTACACTGGCCGACCCATCCCAGAACCATCCCCCCGGCCACGGGGCCATGGCAGAGGTTTCCTCCCATGCCGGGTCTATGTAGGCTGTGGGCAGCAACATATCTTCCAGCAGGAATTGCCGCAGAATATCCAGCACATTGGCAGGCGCCGCTCCGGAGCGGAATTTTCCCTCGGCATCCACGGTAATGGCATAGACGGGCTTGGTGCCCAGCCTGAACCAAGTGCCGCCCCGGTCCGTCTGCACCACATATGTTCCTGGCTTGGGAGTGACGGCATACAGATCCTCAACATCCCCGGCATAGGCAATGCCCCCGGCAAAGCCGCCCTCATACAAAGCCAGAATACTCCCTGGTCCGTCAGAGACATGATAAACATAATTGATGCTGTCGATCAGGACGGGGGTGATGTTATGCGCCCGTCCTCTCAGGCGGGGGATAGACCGTCCCGCCACATTACTGTCCCCATCCAGCCCGCCAGTTCCGCCATAACTGCCGATTGGCATGGCACCTGTCAGCCAGTAAGTCGCATCTAGCAGGTCAATCTGTATGCTGGTCCGGTCCGGCTTCCAGCTTTTTCCCAGACCAGCGAAAACAGGGATGAGGCTATCATATGCCGGATCGCGCCATATTCCGCGCGTGGCATCCCACAGTTTTTGTCCAGCACTGATCCGGACCGGCAAATGGTCATTCACATTGACCGCCAACATGGCATTGAGACCACCGCCAATGTTGACCAGAGTTATGGCACCGGCTGAAAGCGCGCCGCCAAGGGCATCTGCGGTCAGGGTCATGGCCCGGTTTAAATCGAAGGCAGACGTGACATATGGCGGGTAGGGCGTTCCGTCTGCCGCAGAAAAACCGGCATCTGAGAAATTCAGGGTATCATACGTTTCCAGCCGGAACCCCGGTGCCATGGGGGCACCATGCGCACTTGCGCCGTGACCGTACAGAAACTGCATGCTGTTGGGGGATGGCCGGACAATATCCATTTCCACAACCCGGAATGTGGAAAAAGATGATTGCCCAAACCGCACAATCTTGGTGGGCTTGGGTTGAATGTCCGGCATGACCAGCGCCCCGTGCGGGCGTGCGCCATGCGCGCGCATGAGAACGCTGGACTGGACCATGTTAGGCTGCCTTTGCTGCTTGCACTCTGGTAAATTGCCGGAGCGTTGCGTTGATACTTGCCTCCATGTTCTGGATGGCAGTTTTGACCTGGAGCGTTGCATCCGTGTTCTGCTGGAACAGCGTTTTTGCCAGTGAGGCCGTAAACGTGTCCGAACCCAGATTGCCAATGCTCTGGAGCATGCCCAGAACCTTCTCAAAGTCCTGCGCATAGGCCGTGCCAGAGCCATCCCACTGCTGGGCCAATGTGAGGTATGTCTGGGCATCAGACTGGACGCGAGAGAGCGCGTCATAATCGCCCCCCATCGCCTTTTGGTAGTCTGATGTCAGATTGTCATTGGCCGCCCCGTATTGCGCCTGCACAGACAGGGGCGAGACATTGGAAGTGGCCAATGCCTGCGTGTAACTGCTCAGGCTGGAAAACACGGATGTTACGGATTGCAGGGCGGAACTGCTGTATTGCTCCAGTTGCGCCAGAGAATTTCCAGCGTAGGTTTGCTGGATCTTCAACCGTTCTGCCGCCAGAGTTTTTTCCAGATCAGTCATTTGCTGCTGGTAGGTGGCATTGTCCGCGTAGGTGTCACCCAGATAGGATTTCCAGTTGTCTTTGAGCTGCTGGATTTCCTGATCTCCACTGACCTGCTGGTTAAGCAGATCGGCCCCTTCCTGATTGCCTGTGGCAGCCAGATAGCGGGCTTGCACGGACTGGTCTGCCTGATCCAGTTGCGTTCTGGCCGCAGCCAGCATCTGAGCAGCAATCGTGTTGCCCTTATCAATCAGCATCTGCGCATCCATGCCATACTGCGCCGCAGTGCGGGCTGCGTTCTCATACTGGCGTTGAATATCCGCAGCCTGACTGGCGATGCTTTCTGACCCGCTGGAGGTCACATCCAGCAACTGCTTGATTGTGCTGACCTCAGTTTGCAGGGCGGATGTGGAAATTTCTTTCCCGTCCAGACCGGAGAGCATTTTGGCAACGTCCCCAGTGTAGCCGGAAAAGCTGTCAATCGTGACGTGGGCTGCATCGTTGAATTTAACAACATGCACCCCAAGGTCATCCAGGGCATCTGCCGTCTGTTTGAGCTGGCTAATATCATTCAACCAGTCGCTGACACTATCCACGCTATCGGGCATTCCGCCGGATAGCGCTTTGGAAAAAGTGTCATCCGAAGTTTGCAGATCAATGCCAGGGAGCAGGGATTCCAGAGTTTTGGAGCGGCGCTTTTTCCCTTTGTGATAATGCCCGACCTGCCCATAGTCCCCATTGCCCACTGTCACATTCGCATCTGCCAGCGTGGCATTGATGGTATCGAGCTGTTTTTGCAGGCCGCTGGAAACATTGTCTTTAGCGTGCTTGGTGCGCACCCCGCTGATCATCAGCCGGCCATCCTGAGCGCCAACGGTATCCCAGACATAATGAGTTTTGTTGAACAGCCCCCCGATTATGCCGCCGATAGCCCCCAGAACGGTGCCACCGATCATTGAGCCCATAGGGCCGCCGAAGATGCCACCGACAACAGAACCAATCGTTGAGCCAACAGCAGCACCGATTTTCCCGCCCTGACCACCACCGGTCAGGTTGGATGCCATTTTCCCAACGCTATAGCCCATCCCAAACCCAGCAATACCGCCACCAATGGACCCCATCATGCCGCTGGTGGACGATGCACTGGACAGACCGGAACTGGACGCACTGAAATTGCTGTCAGCCGCAACTCCTGAGCCAGAAAAATCCCCATCACCAGAAAATCCGGAGAAAGAGGATTCATTCCCACTACTCTGAGAACCCATGAAGCTGCTGGCATTGAAAGACGGGCTGGCGGAAGAACCGGAGCCAGAAAACCCGCCCCCTTCAGAGCTTCCGGATGATCCGCCCCCCCAGGTTCGAGAAAACCAGTCTGACATTCCGCCCAGGCTGGAGGATGAGGAAGTAGAACTTCCCGACGAGCCATTCATTCCAGACATGACATTGGACAGGTCACCAAGAGTGCTCCGCGCTCCCCCGTCTATGCTGTTCAACAGCGGGTTAATGAGCGCCATTTTGACCAGCATGCTGGCAATCTGGCTTTCAATGCCCTGCAAAACGCTCTTGAACGAAACCCCGGCTCCGGACCCTTGGACGAATGCCTGTGTTACGTCATCACTGATCGTGTCCGCCATGCTGGAGAACTCGCCAGTAACATCCTGCAAAACAGACTGCTGGTGCTGGTAGGCATTTGTGGCGTCAGACAGCGCATCCACACTGCTCAGATAAGCTTGAGAAGATGCATCTGTCAGGCTGCGGCCTTCACGCTGGAGTTGCTGCTCCGCCTGCATGTGGTTGATCAGCTTTTGCCGTGCCTCATCATTCTGCCCAAGTGTGGCAGTCTGAGCCTGTAACACGGAGATTTGGTCACGATTGGCCAATGTCTGCTGGCTCAGGCTGATGTCAGACGCGGCATGCGCCGCATCCACCAACGCGGCCTTACGCCGCTGCACAGCCGCTACAAAAGCGGGCGTTCCCTCCTTATAATGGTCCAGCGCCTCAGTATAAGCCTGAACATAGGCTGTTGCCTCAGTTGCGGCCTGCCCACCCTGCAACCATGCCTGTGCAACCTGACGTTGTAATCCGGTATTGCGCTCCATGGCGGTTGTGCCGGTCTGGTACTCGGCGGCCAGAGTGCGTGCCGCAGATGCCTGAACAACAGCTTTTTCACTTGCAGAGGCCATGCCGCCAGACAGGGAGCGGGCGGCATCATCCGCCTGCTGCGCGGCCTCTACCATGGCCTTGTCATACCCGGTCAGGGCTGAGGCAGACTGTGCCGCACGGTTCTGCTGTTCGATCAGATCCGCAAATGGTCCACGCATGCCAGCAAGTGCGACATTGGCGGACTGAAGCTGGCCATTGAAGTTTTGCAATTGCGCCGCGTGTTCTGCCGCACTTCTCTTTCCAGCACGGTACAGTTCATTTTCGGCGGCAATAGCGTGGGTTAAACTCTGAATTTTACGCTGTTGATCTGCTATCTGTCCCCCAAGACTGCTGTCTGCACCCGCCGCAGCAGAGACAGCTTTCTCCAGGTCGGCATAATGAGTAGCTAACCCTGCGGTTGATGCCTTCTGCTTATCCTGAGCCGCCGTTACGGATTCTGCCGCAGAAGCCGCCGCACTGGACGCACCTGTGGCGGGGGCAGAAAATGCAGGATTGCCCGTGCCACCCTGCTGCATGAGATGGACCATATTGGTTGCACCGACTGCATTCAGGCCGCTTTCCACGCCGCCTTCCAGATAGCTTCCAGCCGATTTGAGCCCGCCCCACAGAGAATTGCCTACGCTGGCAATTTCATCGGGGATTTTCTTAAAGCCTGTGATGACCTCATCCACCACATTGAGCGCTGTTGTGCCCATGGCAACAAAGAAGTCACCAATACCTTGAGTGGTTTTGCGGATGACTTCCCCCGTTCCGCCCAGGTCATCCCCCAGATGTTTCCACGCCTGCTGGAAAGGCGTCAGCCCCTGATCAGCCGCGCCCTTTACGTTCTGTTCCAGCCTGTCCAGGACAGAGCGCAGGGCACCAGCCTCATTCCCGGCCTGCTGCATGTGCTGGACCATCAGGACAAACCCGGCATTGAACCCCGGCATGCCGTTCTGGGCAAAGTCCTGCGCAGCCTTGGCCGGGTCTTTGATAGCCTCTGCCATGGTCTTGGCTGCTTCGGGCACGGTGCCGCCCATAACGGCGGCAAGGTCGCGGGCATCGGATGTCAGCCGGTCAATCTGGCTGCTGTCCACGGTCGGCACGGAGACAATGGTCTGCACAACCGTGCGGCTGTCATCCAGCGAAAGATCAGAGTTGCCTTTCAGGCTCCGGGCAGCTTCCTCTGCCTGCTGCGCCATGTCTGCATAATCGGTGCGGGTGGCCCGCAGGTGCTGGGAGAGCTGGGCAAGCTGTTCCTGCTCGCCTTCTGCATAGGCACCCACCTTGTAGATGGCAGCGCCCGCAACTGCGGCCGCCGTAGCAATCCCACCAGGACCAGATAGAAAACCCGTGACAAGCTTGAGAGACTGGCCAAAGCCGCCCATGACCTGTACGGCATTAGGCACTTCGTAAAACGCAGCTTGCAGCGGATTTCCGCCCGCCAGAACCATATCAAAAAACTTGTGGGCCTCATCCATCAGGATGCCGACCTGATACCCTTCCAGCTTGGCTGCACTGGTATTACGGGTCTGTGAGATGGTCAGATCATCCACAGCGTCTCGGGCCGCACGGGCCACGACAATCTGCTCCATCAGCGAGTCTACGACTGCCTGCTGCGCGCCAACAGCAGCCTCGGAATCCTGAGAGGAGACCCCGTAATCACCAACAGAAAGGGATTGGACCTTGATCTGCTGGAGGCGGTCCTGGGCTGTCATCAGCCGGAGCGTCAGGCGTGAAACTTCATCCCCAGCAGCAGCCCCCATCTGGAGAAAGCTCTTTAACCCCGAGTTGGTGCCAGCCCGCAGGGCGCTGGTCAGACCTTCCACATCGCCGGTGGCCTTGGCCGTGGCAGATGCAAGGCCGATCACGGGGGCATTCGCCTGGTTAAGCTGGCCATTCCACGCAAGTTGCGCCTCGGTGGAGGCCGCAGTCTTTTGCTTGAGGGCGGCCATGCTGTCCTGCAAACGGCTCATTTCCGTCTGTGTTCTGGACAATTCTGCCGTGATGCCGCTGGTATCGCCCCCGGAGGCACCGACCTTATCAAGCTGGGTCTGCAAGGCCGCGGCTTCTGATCTGAGGGCCGAGTAAGCCTTGCGCATGGCAGACAGGCTGGCCGTTGTGGATGTCGCAAGCCCATCTGTAGCGGATGCTGCCGCCGTGGCGCTATCGGCAACACCCTGCGCCGCCTTGGCTCCGGCTTCACCCATGCCGGTCAGGGCATCGGTTGCGGCTTCTGCCTTATCCTGCACTGCGTCCAGATGCACACCAGCAGAGGCAGCACCTTCTGCTGTCTTGTCATTGACGATGACATCAATTTCATTGACCTGGACGACTGACATATCAGGTAATCCGTTCGGTTAGGATAAGGGTGGGGTAGAGAACCTGCTCACCGGCCTGCCGGTCGCTGCGGTTACTCACGTAAGGTGTATGTTTGCTGGTCCAGCCGCTTTTGCGCGTCCATGACAGACCAGACGCAATGCCTGCACCCTTGAGAATGTACGGCACCGGGCCTCCACGCGCGTCCCGTCCACCAGCGAGCGGCTTAAAAGCCCGCTGCGCCTTGATGCCATTAAACCGGCGCGGCACGATCTGGCGGACCGCTTCCACAATCTGGGGGTCAACCTTGATTTTCTGGCCGCCCACTTCAATCTTGCGGGCATAGGGCATGGTGTTGACGATCCAGACCTCTGTGCCCATGGGAATGGTGGCGGGAGCCGCATCCCATAACTTTCCGTCCACCAGCACGGCCCAACTTTTGCGAAAAGCGCCACTGCGCACTGGCGAGCGTTTACGGCATTCGTCCAGCGCCCAGTTCGCAGCCTGAGCGAGCTGGCTGAACACATAGGTAATGGTACCACCTGCGAGCTGGACCGTTTCCTCCGCAGCCCCCCGCCTGCCATCCACTTTAGTGACGTAAACGGGAGAGGCGCGCCCTTGCTGGATAGCCGTATCGCGGATAAGGCGGCTCCTCTGGGCTACGGCGGAATGGATTGCCTGGGCAGATGCCCCATTACTGATTTGCAGGTTAATCTGGCCCCGCAAGACTGTGGACCAACGCACTGCGGTTCTTGCCATGGGATTATGCCTTGTTCTTGTCTGCCCAGAACTGCGCAAACACGCGGTCCATGGCGATAATGCAGCGGTCCATAAGCGCCATTTCCGCCCCGGTCAGATGATGGTGGTCAGCCCACATCTTGACGATGCTCCATGGCGTGCCTCTGGGCTGGTTTTTGGAGATAGTGCCCCCGAAGGGTGTGCCAAACAGGAGCAGGCTTTCCCGCCGGTCTGTGGAAAGGCGGTGCCATGCCCGCCATATCCAGTGATAGCAGGGCATAGGGTCTACCCGCTCCGATGCTACATCCGGATCACCCCATAAGTCGGGATAATCCCCCCAGGTCAGCCACCACTGGAGGGCGGCGCAGAGTTTCCCTCAGCTTCCTCTGTCTGGCTTGCCCCATCGCGCGTAACTGAGCCAGCCGCCTCCCAGCAGGCATTCATCAGGCGGGAATATTTGGGGTCTTGCAGCAGGGTCTTGAACTCATCGACCGTAACCGGCTGGGTCTGAGCCGTATCCTTAAACAGACCATCCACATCCATAACAAGGAATTCTGCCAGCAGCTTGGCGTTGATCTGGCGGCGTACAGCATTGCTGATCAGAGGCACGCTGGAAACATTGGCGGCACGCATGGCTTTGTCCAGACGGCGGTTCTGCGCATCGACAAAGGTATCGGTGTAGCCACGGCTTTTGATCTTGAGGCCGGGGTATTCATCAATCTCTACCCATGCGCCGTCATTGATGGCGTTGCTGTCGATAGCAAGATCGGAAAGAGCAGGCATTGGGAACTCCACATAAAAAAGGCCGCATAACAGCGGCCATGAAGGAAAAAGGGGCGTGATATTATGACGACCCTTGGAAAACTGTTGTCAGATACGGAAAATTGCGAAGGTCAGACCGCCGGGGGACGGGTTGGCCTCAATGTCGCACTGCGCCACGACCGTGGCGTTCTTGCCGGTGATCAGGGTTTTGAAATTACGCAGCGTGGCATTGATGAAAACAAACACGTAGCCCCGCCCATCCTCGCCTTTCAGAGAGAGGGTCACGGGGCCGGTTACGCCCGACTGGACTTTCTGGAACTCGGTATAATCCTTGAAGAAATACTCCAAAGACCCCGCCGCCTTGAAGCTGCCGAACCGGATGCCGCAGGCGTCAGCATGCCCCATGCCAATGTCCTGGGCATTGCCGTCACGGGACAGGGTGATGGTGGCAGTCCGCACGCACCCCGATGGGGCTTTGCCAAAAATGGTTGCCCCGGCAAAACCGCCCACCGTATCCATGATCAGGCTGGTGGTGCGCGGGGTGACGGTTTGCGTCAGCGCAGAGGTGGACAGGAGCAGGTTGGCGCACTGCATATCCAACTGGATGGTCGGCACCTGCCCCTGCTGGAGACTGATCTGTGCCTGGCTGACCATGCTGCCAGGGTAGATCTGGAATTGGCTGCCCAACTTTTTCTGAATGGACCAAGTTTTGTAAACGGTGCCGTTCATGATGTCCGCCAGCACGATGGCCGTACCGTCTGACATGGCCGTGCCATCGGCCACCAGAGGCGTGCCGTCACTGGCATTGAGCGTGCCCGCAGGCAGCATCAGGCCACCATTGATGCCAATATACTTGGCATACAGATCCAGCCCGTTGACGGTATCCGTCAGATGGATGATGCCGGTTGCAGGCCATGCGCTCAGATCGGCTGCCGTCAGCAGCACATCATTGCCGTTGTGGGTGGCGCTCTTGAGGGCGTAGGAGCCAGTCACGGCAGGCGTGGCTTTGCTATCTATGCCGATGGCAACCTTTGCAGGCCGCCAGTCCTCAGTCATGACGGCTGCCAGCATGTCATCATAGGTGCCGTAGGACATGGCCCCGGAAATGGAACCGGATGCGGAAACCTGCGTCACCACGGTCTGGCTGGTCTCCGCCAGTTCATTGATTTCATCCGGGGAGGATGTGGTTTCGGATTTGGCCAGCGTTTCCGATGTAAAGCGCAGATCCTGCGCAGCACCGGCCTGCGCAACCTTATAGGCGCTTTCCATGATGTAGGTGATGACACCGGCATTTGTCTGCTCGCCAGCAGCGTAGCCGGTTGTGGACCCTGTATAGGGCGGCATGGCTCACTCCATAAAAAAAGCCACCGCAAGGGTGGCTAAATGGTAGGTAATAGGAGGCAAATGGGAGGAACTTCCTATTTACCTCCTATTTGATCAGGCAGGTTCTGAAACTCGTATGCAATACCGAGCGAGAACCGATAGCGGGTACCGTCCGCACTAAGGCTTGGTGGGTCAAAGTGCTGCTCGGAATAGGACAGACCGCTTGGTGGGGCGGTAGTGCGGAAGGCATTGGACATGCCGATGCGCGAGGCAAGGGCCGCTGGTGTGCCAGTGCCCTTGGCTACCATCAGGTGTAGCCAGATTGTGCCGGTTTCCTGATTGACCGGCTCGCCAGCCCCCATACGGTCGGAGAGGCCCGTGTCCGTTTCCATGACCCAATAGGGGCCAACCGGAACTGGCGTTGCATCGCCTGCCGGGTCCAGAACGCGCGTTCCGGACGCCGATGCCGCCGCCGTGGCGCGCGCCCAGGCATCAGCCCAGACCACCGGAGATGTCATTGGTTTCCCCTCCTGAGGAAATCAGGGCCCAGCCGCAGATGGTATTGCCATCATAAACTGGCTGAGCATCCTTGAGAGCGTAGCGCCGGTCACCATCCATCAGGATGTCATTTGTGCGCGGAGCGCCGTAAGTGGCAGTAGCCAGCTCATCATTCGTGATCTGAGCCACAAAGGGTGCGACTGCCGCCCCGGTTTCCAAGGCAACAGCCTGCGGCGGTGGCGCATAGGCCATGACAGACACCGAAGGGGTGCCTGTTGGACGCATAAGCTGCATGGCGCGCCCCTTGGCGCGTATCTGCCGGCGGCGTGATTGTGTGACCCAGCCCATTACAGGTTTCTTCCCTGATAAGACAAAAGCATATCAGCAACCTGCTGAGGCAAGCCTCCTGTGCCTGAAGCTATATTCCAACTTGTAGAACCAACTCCCTGCACACTTTCTGATTTCAGGTTTAAGTCACGGCCGATACCCTGCATCATGGAGGCAGCCGCTAGCACGGTTGCGCGTGAGATGGTTATGGGCAAAGTCCCTTTTGTGACCGTGCCATCCTGTGCAACCTCCGGTGGTGTGTAGCCAGCAGTATAAACTGCAACATACATACCGTGCGGCCACCATCGCCCATGCGTGGAACGAGACAAAAGGCCAGCTCTTCGGTCCAGAACCAGACTGTCTATCTGGTCTTGTGTCCAATCCTGCCCATTTCGAGAAAATGAAGAAATGGAAGCCAAAGGCCGCACTGCAAGGGAGATTTCTTTTAGGTGGTCTCCGCCTTCAATAACGAATTCCTCTGTCCACTGACCTGAAAGAACTGGCCGACCTATAAAATCCAGAACCAGCGCAGATGCTTCTAACAACCGTTCTGATAGCTGGGTGTCGTCACTTGTTCCGAGAATGCCTAGTTCCGCCTTCAGATCCGCCAGCAGGGCCAGCGGAAGCACTGTTGTCGGACCATCTAGCGAAAGCATATGCATTTTTAGCCGCCTGCTGCTGGCTTCATAACTAGCTTCTGAATAGGGCTTGCGGCAGAAGGCAGGCCACCGCCAAAACGCGCATACCCAAAAAATGCCGTCTGGAGATAATCAGCATACCGCTCATCCAGACGCACAACAGAGACCTGTTTGACCATACGGAACTTGTAGTTCTTCATATTGCCAAACATCATGGGCGAAGCACCAGGAGCAATGTCTGGCATGCTCTCGTTTACGGCAATCGGGAAACCTGCCAGAACATCTGGGCAATCAGCGGTCAGGGATGGAACCCATAGAGGACGCCCCTGATTATCCTTCAGCTTTGCCAGCGATTTTACCGTATTGTCATTCATCATGAACACGGAACCATTCCGGTATGCCCGGTTTACGCTGTGCTTCAGCTCCATAATGTCATCATAAGCGATGGCATTCCCGGTGGAAGTCGGGCCAACGGCCGCAGCAGTCAGAACACCAGTGGGCATACCGTTGCCAGTGCCAATGGTCAGGTCATCCGCCAATGTGCGGCCAAATGCTGTCACAAGGGCGGAACTGATGAATGCGTTCAGATCGATAAAGCTGTCCTGCATCAGCGTCCACGGAACAAGAACAGCATCAGTTGCATACAGGAACGCCTTGATGGAAGACTGCCCAAACTTAATATCGGAATTCCCAATCTGGGTATTCTCGCCAATAATTCTGGCGCGGCGGCCTGTGTCATCATTGGTGGGCCATGGAAGATCCGCACCTGTTCCTGTGCTGATCTCATCAAACAGATCAAGCGAAGAGAAGTAATCCTTCAGGGAAACCAGAAGTTGCCCTGAAAACGCGGGAGGAACCAGATACCCGCCCGCAGGGCCAGTAGCTGTTCCGTTCGTATCATTCTTGAACTGAGATCGCGCGTCCGTCATGCATTGGATAGCATAATCCCGGTCTTCTCCAGACAGGGTATTGATGCCGCCCCGCAGCCATGCACCAAACACACGCTGCTGGCGCAGTTCTGCTTCTTCCTGCTCATCTGTACCAACGCCATGAGCGGCTGCACGAGCAGCAACCCCTTCTGCCAACGTGCGTTCAGCATTTTCCGCACGTTCAATGCGGTCAATCTGAGCTTTGATACGGTCAGCTTCAGCCATCATAGTATCAAACTGAGTGGCCTGCTCTTCGGTCATGGTATCGGCCGTGGTCAGGGCGCGTGCGTCTTCAATCAGCTTCGCCCGTTTGGCGCGCAGTTCCTTGGATTTCATATTCTCTTTTCTCCGGGAAAATTTAGAAAGCTGCCTTTTGACAGCCGATTTCAGCCCTCAGCGTCAGCGAGCTGAAGGATGCGGCGACGGGCCGCGATATCAGGAATTGACATGGTGTTTGTCGGTTTGCGTAGTGCTTCAGGCTGCTTTGCGAACATCCCAGCTTTAAGCTGCATTTGCGCTTTATTCTGACTGCTATCCGCAATGCTATCAATAAACCCGGCTGCTTTAGCTTCCTGAGCGGTAAACCATGTTTCCGCATTCATCAGGGCCGCGATTTCATCCGTGGTCTGACCAGTTTTCCCTGCATACAAACTGGCAAGCTGGGCATCAATCTTGGCCAGAACCCCGGCTGTCTCCACCATGTCATTCTGATTTCCAACTACGACACCCCACGCGTTATGGATCATCAGGAATGCGTTCGGAACCATGCTTATGGTGTCACCTGCAAGGGCGATAAACGATGCTGCGGAAGCTGCTAGACCATCCACCACAATAGAAACCGAACCACTATGCGCCTGTAGGGCTGCATAAATGGCCAGCCCGTCAAACACATCACCACCAGGGCTGTTGATATGCAGCTCAATCGGACCTGGTCCAATGCTGACCAAAATCTGCGTGAAGTCCTGAGCTGTAATGCCCCACAAGCCAATTTCATCATACAAATAGATGATAGCAGGCTGATCTGCCGCCGCTCGTGGCCGCACATCCAATGTTTGCGGAAGTCCGGCTTGCGCGCAGGTTAGCAACACACGGTTGGAGAACCGGGCGGCCGGAGAACTATGTCGGTACATGTGGCCTCTATTATTCAGCAGAGTTTGAAGGAATTGTTTTCTGAGCCTGCTGTTCCAGAGGAACATTGGCACTATTGACAAGCACCGTATCCCCACCAGGAACAGGAGGCTTGTTATCCTTTGCCCTACCCTCGTTGATTGTAAGTTGTCCGCTTCCAACCTTTTGCGCCGTTACCTGAGCTGCTTTCAGGGGGTCCATGGACAATAGTCCCTCCCGGTCAAACTTCACAAAGTAGTTGGACCCGATGAACAGCTTGGCATTCAGTTCACCCTCAATGCGCTTGAGATCTGCATCGAGTGTGAAAATCAGATAAGCCAGCGTGTTTTCTGCAAGACCTGTTCCCCACGATGTTGATTTATCCGTTGCATTCAGCATGTGCAGCGGAACCCCAAAAAAGCGGGAAATATCGGCTACCTGATAACCCCGGGCCTGAATGGTTTGTAGATCCTGCGGACTGAGCTGGAACGGAGTATATTTTGCGCCATCATCAACAATGATGGTTTTCCCCCATTTCCCGATACCCGAATAATTCTGATCCAACTGCGCTTTCATGCGCCGAAAGGATTCATCACCCATTTTCGCAGGAACCTGCATGACACCGCTTGGCATGGCTGCATTCTGGTGCATGCGGCCAGTACGTTCCTCCATGGAGTGAGCCAGACCGATAGACCCGCGTGCGAATGATTGGATCCGCGACATCCCCTTTATCCCATCAAAACCGGGGCCGGGAATATGGATCATATCTTCCTGAAAGACCGTCTCCACAGTGCCATCCAAATGGGTGCACACATAGTAATTCACTCCCGGCTTACCGGGGAGGCGGACTACTTCTACCTGCCATGGCATGAATGTTTCAAAACCAATTACTCGTGCAGCACCATCATATCGAATTGCGCTGTAGTGGTTGCCCCATAGAAGCACATTCAATCCCCAAAGTTCGCGCCAGACGAAAGATGTAAGAGAACGGCCCGGATATGGAACTGTATTCAGGAGTGGGACTAACCTATGGTTGACCTGTAACTCCTGCTGCCCACTGGCATGCTTTTTCCATATGTTAAGAGGTAAACCAGCAATAACACCTGCTTCCAAAGTCACGCACCTATAGACGGCAGAACATGACATAGCCGTTTTTTCACTGACTCTCGGTGCCCAATCCATACTCCGCCCAGATGAATGTCCCAGCCATTCGTACCAGTCAGGAATTTCGGAGAGAGGCGTCGTCGGATTTTCTGGATTCCCAGATGCATGGAACGACGGCTCTTTCCGCTCTTGCCGCATGCTCTGCGCTCCCCCGAAAATGCTGTTCAGGAGTCCCATAGTTCCTCTCGATCATAAATGCTCCGGATGGGAGGCTCAGGATTTCTGCTCATGCAGGCGACAGCATCAAACAGCGCCATTAGGGGGTCGATTTTCTTCCCCCCGGCTACTTCCTTGGTGATTTCCACATTGTTGCCTTTGGCGCGCGCCATGGCATTTCCTACCGCCCAATCCATGATTGGGCGACCTCCATGCCAGAACGTGCCATCTGCTAATTTGCGTTCCAGCGTTTTGATCGGACCGGTCATTTTCCAGCCCTGACTAACACCGACGATGCGATCCCCTATGATGCCGCGCCGGGCCAATTCCAATACAATCTCTGCAACCCCTGCTGGGTCCAGACCAACCATAGCCAGCTTTCCAGACGCATCGATTTCCTCGGCAATATCCGCCAATTGGATAATGTCTTGGCTCATTTCTTTCATGATCCACAGGTCGCCCTGCTTCTCAAAATCGAGATATCGGGCAGCTTCTTTCTTCCGCTCTTCCAATACCCCATTAAAGACCCAGCTACGTTGCCAGTGCAGCCAATCCTCTGTGTCAGCATCTCGCCCCAACACAGCTAGAGATAGAAAGTCATCCAAGCCCCCGCCATCAATGCCGCAGACAATCACGTCAGAGCGTTCAATCAGAGATTGCAAGGGTAGTTTTGGAGTTGCCTGCCGCATCCAGTATTTGATGCCCGCCCACGCCGAAGCTCCTTGCGAGATCCCCACCTGAACATCTAAGTGCTTGGCCATCCAAACGGTAAGCACGCCTTCACCAGCTTCCAGTGCCTCACTATATTTGGTTTTCAGCCATTCCAGAGTGACAGACAGACCTAGATTTGGGTTGGTGATATACCAGTTCTCAGGTTTCAGATGCTCTTTGCGCTTCAATATGCCTTTCGGGAACTCATAGATCACAGCCAGAAAATGCGGTGCGATGATTTTGCCATCACGCACCTTGCGCCCATATTCCAACTTATCCTTGAACACACCGGCAGGAGATTCTTCTGACTGCGTTGTGAGGTAAATCACAAACCCTTCAGGACGTGACGCAATACCCCCAGTTGCTTCCATAAGCATGTTTTGAGCTGCAGGGCGTTTCCCAAACTCCCACAGCTCATCCACCAGGACGCCAGTTGCCTTTTTGCCGACAACAGAGGTTCCATCAGCCGCAACAACTTTTAGTGTGGCACCTGTGATCCGGTGAGTGATAATGCGCTGATTGGGTGCAACGTGCAGCAGATCGTCCAGATCAGGATCTAGCTGGATCATTCCCTGACAAGGCTTGAAGGCGTTATCAGCCGCTTCCTTGGTCGGTGCGAGAATGAGAAATTCTGCATCTTCCCGCCAGTTATGAATAAGAACAGTCAGCATGACACCAGCAGCAATCGTGCTTTTGGTATTTTTTTTGCTGACAGTCAGCAGATATTCAGAAATCAGGCGTTGCCCCGTTTCTGGATTATAGGAACCAAAAAAGGTAGCGGCAAAATCTTTCAGCCACGGGCGGCAGGATTCCCCAATAGTTGGCTGACCTAGGACATCTTTTAACCGCAGAGCATTGAATACTTCCATCCCCTGCTGCGCTACTTCTGGGAATAGAGGAGCACAGGGAATAAGGCTTTCACCTGCTACAATTCGGCGCTCCCAATCCAGACATGCTGTTGACCAAACAGGACTATGCGCTGCCATTGTTCACAACAAGCTTCGGCGGCTTCATGGGTTTGAACTTACCCTCCATTGCCAACTCTGCCGCATCTTTCCGCTGCTCTTTGACGCCTTTTTTCTTGCCTGTAGCGACATCTCCCATTGTGAGTATCTGCTTCAACGTGCGCACAGTTTCAGCCCGTTCTTTTGTGCTTATGGCCTTCAACATTGCATCACGGCGGCGCGAACTGTTGTCGTCAGCCGTTTCCACCTCAATTGCATTTGAAATTTCGCCAAGATGCGCAGTTGTATCTTCCACCTCTCCAAGTAGGCGCGACACAAGCTGTTCTGTACGATCATCAAGGTTTGCAACTGATCTACTGGAAGGTGGCAAAGACTTCTGTTGTGGTCGCGGAAGGGTCTTCTGGAGGTTGTGCGCAGGTTGGTGCGCAACTTTTGTTTTTGTGCGCACTTTTTGCGCAGGATTGCGCACCCATCCACCAGACGCAATGCGCTTGCGTAGGGTACTTTCGGCCACGCCATGTTTTTTTGCAATTTGGCGGTTTGACAAGACTCCTGCGCGGAAATCAGCCTCAATCGTATGCCAATCCGTTTCAGTTTTTTTGGGCATTTCTCACCATCCCGCGCAACAAAAGTGCGCACTTCAAAACGCTGGAACGAAAAATTTTTCGCGCGTGGCACTGGCGCGGTTCTGGCACCTAGGGGCGGTTATAGATTTACCCCTCCCCCCACCCGATGGACGCGGGGCTGATCAACCTTGCATGATGTGAGTGCATATCGATAAACCGCATACCTTTCCCCGCAATCATGCGCTGAAAGTATATCGAGAAAAATGTTTGAAAACTGCCATTCTCAGTATTCGATAGCATTCCGCTTGGCTCGTGCTCGCGCGGTCTTGGCCGTGTGGCAGGAGCCACATAATAGCTGGACGTTGCTCTCATCTAGCGGCGCTCCGCCATCCTTCAACTCATGGATATGATCGCCAAAAAGCCGCGTTCCCGTCCGTCCGCACCGCTCGCAGCAGTCTGGACGCTTACGCTTGAGAGACGCCATCAATGCCCGCCACTCAGGGCTTGTATAAAAGCCGTCAGCGCGCTTGGGTGGCTCCTTGGCTATGCTGGTATCCAAAACGCTGATGAGTGGCTTCAGGCAAGTCAGAGCGGCCTTTTTGCGGCTCATACCTCTGATACATCCAGCTTGGACAGATCAAACGAAACCAGTTCCCACTTGGCATCGACCGCGCCACGACGGTGCAACCGAACGTAGTCTTTGGTCACATCCACACGGACACTATCTGAAATCGCCTGCATGGCGCGTTTCCATTCGTCGTCGTCAATATCCAACCGCCGCAATGCGAGGATCTTGCCGACGTTCATGCTGCCCTGTCTGTCCACGTCAAAGGCGTCCAGGACAACGGCTTTCAGGTTAGCGTTGGCACCTTCAGACCAGCGGCTAAGACAATTATCCACCAGAACCTTGGCGGGTTTGATCTCCGGACCAAACGAAATGACATTGCCTACGGCCACAGTCACACGCAGCGTGCCATCGTAGCTGGTGAGGGTGACATTCCCTTTGTCGCTTCCAATCTTGGTACCATACTGCTCGGCTACCAAATCCAGAAACGCATTGATCTCAGTAAAGCATAGCCGTTTGAAATCCATCATGAACTGCCGAACAGGTTCAGCTTCATGATGCAAACGGCGCACCAGCTCATCTTGCAGCTTGTCGGATGGCCGGACATTCGCTTCCGGCACCAAACGCCCGCGACTGTCCTGCATGAAACCGTCAGGCACGGTTTGCATTCTCATTCTCCATCGTTGTCGTAAATGCCCGCGCCGGTTGGCATCAGGCTAGAAGGTCAGCCCCCGCTGCGTCTGCGCTGGCGTGACTGTATCGTGTGGTCGTAGCCAGAGAACTATGGCCGAGCTGGGCTTGCACCCAATGCACCGGCTGTCCCGCGTCTAACTGATGAGAGGCAAAAGCATGACGGAGCCAATGAGCGGACACATCCGGCGAAAGCCCTGCCCGCCTCGCGGCCCGCTTCACCACGCGATCAGCTGCGCGTTCATGAAGCAGGCCGCCATCGTGGCCGGGGATCACGGGCGCATCAAGCCCGGTATCAGACCGCACAGCCGCGATCTCTTTCCACAACGACGGCGAGACCTGCACATGCCTGGTCTTTCCGCCCTTGCCAAAAACTGTTGCAATTCCGCCAGATTGGCGTCGGGTCATATCGCGCCAGCGTAACGCGCAGGCCTCCGAGATCCGCAGACCTGTGCCGTAGAGCAGAGCAAGCAGCGCATGGCGGCGGGCATCCTTTTCACCCGCCAGCATCGCCCGCACCTGTTCCCGCGAAAGGATGCGCTCGTTAAGGTTGTCACGGCCACGCTCCATGCGGAAAGCTGCCCCTGCATCTTGTTGCAGGAACCCCAGCTTGTGCCCGTAGGTGAGCAGCGACTTGACGGCACTCAACTTGCGCCGCCGTGTGCTTTCCGCCGCATCGGCCATGCTATCGTTCCACGCCTGAATGTCAGCCAACGCCACATCAGACATTGGCTTGGCAACAAAACGGGCAAACTCTGCAACATTCGTTCGGTATGCCCGCACAGTGTTGCTGCTGCGGTTATGCAGCCACGTTTTGACCAAGGGAATATCCGATGGGTGGATACCCTCATTCGGCGCTGCTGGCGCGGCCGATCTTGGATGATCACCGCTAACCATTTGAAATCCCTATATTATGGGGTCATTTCTACCCCTTAAAATCCGTCAGATAACAGTGATTATCTGACGGGTTTTAGGGGTGTTTTGCGGGTTATCTGACAGTCTGCCCTGTCGGCTATGTCAGATAATACCGTGTTATCACGTCACTTTTCAGTCCGATGGGGTGCCCCCGACCTTGCGGCCCCGGCTTCCCCAAACTGGACGAAATGTTGAACGAACAATGCCGGGCGGTAACTCTTCTGCTGCGCGAGCAAGTTGCTCCAGTCGTATTGCCGCATCTACACGCGCCATGGCTTCTTTGCCGAAACATACACTGGAGGTTTCGTTTAGAAGCTTCAGGTCTGACAATTTTTCATGTGTCAGATCCGCGCAACGTGCAGTTGTGCCGCGTGCGCCACACAACGCGGGCAAGGATACATCTGCACGGTAACGAGGAACGCTTGAGGCCGTTAGCGGCACAATGGCTGCACTTTTGTTGGTGGCAGCGACGACTAGAGAAAGCCTGCCTTTATGCAGCACAACAGCGCCACGGCAGACTTTCTGCCTGTGTTCCATATGCTCTGCTTTGTGGGGATATAAAAAAAGCCGTGGACCCTATTGGGCACACGACTTCGAAGAGGATACCAAGTTACGGTGGAAAGCTGGGACCAGTCAAGATAATCTAAAACCCAAACTTATTTTTTCCTGTAAAACCACATTTTCCCCGGCATATTGCTGTAAACTTCTGCCAGTTGTTCCAAGAGAAGTTCAATCGCTCCGGATAAGCGCTTACGGTCTTTCTCCTGCTGGTCCGAAATCTGGGAAATGCTCAACCCATCAATCATGATTTTGCGCAGCAGATCCTCACCTACGCTGCCTAAGCAGGACCGGACATACCGGCACCGATCAACTGCCGCTATGCGGGACAGAATAGCATATTCTGCATCCGGGTTTCCGCTCTGGCGTGACTTCTCAGGATCTTTCCCCCCCAGAACACCGGTTTCGTAATCCCGCGCCCAGCTCTCTGCTGCTGCTACTGCGGCATTGGTAATCGTCCCGCTGCGCCGTAATGTGTAGAGAAGCCCGGCAGATCGCTGCACTTCAGCATAGGCGGTGCTGTGTATATGGTGGACATATACATGCGTCAGATCCCCACGCTGTGCGCGTTCAGGCGTTACTTCCTGAAAATGGCCTACGGGGTTATGTAAGGTTTCGAGCGCATCGACATGCTGCTCATCTGTCGCTGCTTTATGCAGTGCACAGCAGCTGAGGGGAAACCGGCGCTCGCCGCACTGAATCCCATAACCGAAAGTTCCGTCTGAATATGCAAAAGGGAACAGCACTGCATCAGGCTGTCCCTCTCCAAAAATAACCAGATCGCCTGCCCGAAAGCTTGGCGCTAATTGTCTCTTATGATCCCGCACGTTGTTGCCCCGCTTTTTCTGGTGTACCGTCCTTTGGCGTCACGGGGTTTCTCGTAAGCATACAAGCGGCGGCGCAGAGTGCTGGCTTCCAATTCCGCCTCTGCCCGCCGTTTTTGTTCCTGGGCAAGCGTTGCCCGCAACTCTTCAAAAGCAGTTATCCGGTTAGGTTTTCCTTCAGCCCGCAACCTCAGATTTCGCAGAAGTATGCTCAGGCTCATGCTGCCACCGCCTCCGTGCTGCTGAAAAACTGCTGATAGGCTGTCCGGTCATACGGCACGTCCGGTAGGCCATGCTCTTGCGCTAGATCAGGCCACTGGCGGGTAACAGCGCCAAAGTCACGGCAGTCAGCAAAAGCTTTTTGCCAGACCTGCGTGGCCCGGCTCCATGCATCTTCAAACTGGCGCATATCCTCGCTTTTGTGTGCTTCTGCTGGCTGGGTCGTTGGTATGGCTTGCATAACCTGCTGCGCTTCAATGCCTCGCAGCACTGCTGCTTCAAATACCTTCAGGCGGCGCGGCTCCTCACCATTATTGCGTATGGCGGCCTGCTGCTCCTGAATGGCAGAGATTATGGTTTCTTCTGTTGCCCCCAGCCCCATCCATTTGCGGGCAAGGGAAATGCCGAAGCCTATCTGGTCCTGCATACCAGCGACCGAGACCATTCGGGCCGCCACCCGGCGCACCAGAGCGTCGTCCAGTTCGGTTTTGGGTTTTTCGGTTTCGCCAGAAATAGAACCAGAAGAAATATATGTATCTCTCTCTAATTCTAGATCTATGGAAACCGAAGAAACCGAATTTTCCGTAACCGAAAACCCATTGGGTTTTTTGTTTGGGTTTTGGGTTTCGGTTTTTCCACCTGCAACGGTTGCTACCAAAGGCATATGGCGTTGGGCATGCTGCTGCTCTACCTCACGCGCACGGCGAGCGCGGGCCTGCTCGGCACTCTCGCCTTTGCGGGGGCGACCACCGGAACCGCCATTCTGCCGGTTGGTTACAGTTTTACGGCTCATGCCTTCGGGCACATCTCCGTTTTCCTGCCATTGTTCCCACTGTGCATCGGCCAGCGCTTTACGGGCCTCACGTTCTTCCTTGCGGAGCAGCTTGGCATAGAGGTGGGGGCTAAACAGCGCCCCATCATCATCCCGTGCCATAAAGCCAGACTGGAGGATGGTAGGCAGCAACCGAGCCAGCATATCGGCCTCAAGCCATGCCTGTTGCGCTATTTGCCCATCTTCAAGCACGAGCTGCCCAGCGCGGAACACGCAGGAGCGCAGCTCCTTCAGCGCATCATGCAGGTTGGTTACTACCCCACGCAGCTCTGGCGCCATGGCGCGCAGCATCTTCCATGGCGTTACTTCGTCCAGGTCAAATTCGGTAATATGGGGTCGGAGCATTTCGGCCATGGTTATTGCTCCTCATCTACCGGGTAGGGTGCGCCGGTCTTTTGTATGGTGTGGACCCGTGCCAGGGCGCGCTCGAGGAGTTGCTTGGCCAGCGCCATTTTGGGTGCAATCTCATTGGCCTCATCAAGGTCAATCACCCGGTCTTCCAGAATGCGGAAGGCCGTAGCCACCATATCGCCAGAGACAAGGCTATATTCGCTCATGTCCTGCCCAAAGTCACCGGGGCCAACATGCAGGGGGATAACCACGTAGCCCAGAGCATGGGCATATGCCGTGAGAATAGGGGCATGGCCAGCGGCTTGGTCCAGATCCAGCGCAACGTCCAGCGGCACAACGGCGGGCATGGTTTTGTTGGTATAGCCATGCAATTGTGTTTTGCCGATGCGGGTAAATCCTGCTGCCGCATCAAAGTCATGGATGGCATTAACCGCCTTGAGCGTGGCGTTTTTGATGATTGCCAGAAAGCGGTTGGAGAATGGGACCGTCATGCCGCAATCCCTTCAATTTTAGGCTGAACTGAGTTGCTGGCGGGCACATTGCTGTACCCACCAGCTACGTCCATCATGAGCTTGGAACCAACATGAAAGGACGATTCCGTGGGAAACCTCACACCAGAAGATCGTTTGTCAGTTCTTGAAAAGACAATCGAAAGTCTGCGCGAAGTCGTGAACTCCATCTCGAACGACAAAGTCCCCAGAATTACTATGGAGCGGCTAAACGAGCTGATGACCTCGACGACAACCACTTTTGATGATGATGAAATCTCAGATGTAGAAGCCGCAATATTTGACGCCAGAGACATGGCGAAGTCAGCCGAGCAAGATACTCGCCGGTTGACCAGTGCCATGGAAACGCACCGCTTTATCCTGGTCAAACTGCTGAAGCATCTTTCCCCGGAAAAAGTAGCAGAGATCCTGAATGAAACAGCCGCATACTCCAAAGGTCTGCCCGGTGAAGCAGACAGAATGAGCCCGCGGTTGTCTGGCTTGGAACTACGAGCTTTCAATAAGGAACTGGATACGATCCGCAGCCTTATGGAAGGCTGAATACCATTCAGGTGACGGACTGAACTCCCAGCGGCATGACTGGTCACATGAGAGACCATCATGCCGCAATTTCCTCATTCACCATGGCCTGCTGTTGATGCAAATAGTCATCAGCAGCCTGAAAAAGCCTCAATGTCACATTCCCAGCCCTCAGACGGCTGATAAATTTGGGGTTCCCTGTGGCTGCGATACTGAAGGCACGCTCAGATGTAGCAGTCTCTTCGCAATATCTTTGTATCTGGGACAGGAGGCGTTCTCTATGGGTCATAGGACATTTATGTCCTTACTCGCCCGCAAGATCAAGGACATTCTTGTCCCATGCGCCGTAAGCTATAGTGGGGCATAATTGTCCCATGAAAGCACCGACAACCATTTTAGGTACGCGTTTGCTCCAGATCATTAAGGAGCAAGGAACAAGTATGCGTAAAGTCAGCTTAGACGCAGGTCTAAGTGAATCTGCGGCAAAGCATATTATTTATGGCTCGTCGCAAAGTCCGCGCATGGATACTATTGAAAAAATAGCCTTCGCTTTAGGTGTCTCGGTTCAACAAATAACCGGAGATGAGAACACTCAACCTAAAAATCAAATACCTTTGATGAAGGTTCCTGTTATTGGGAAAGTGCAGGGCGGACTGTGGCAAGATGCTTTGGAAATTCCATTTAATGAACGATATTCAATCTCAATACCTGATGTTGGGGACTACCCCGGACTCCCTCGATATGGATTAAAGGTTTCTGGCGATAGTATGAACCGAGTATTCCCAGAAGGAACAACTGTTGTCGTTATTAACTTTTCGGATCTCGGCCGCCTCCCCAGGTACGGTGAATATGTAATAGCTGAACGCAGATGCCCTGATAGAGACTGTTTCGAAGCAACAGTAAAAGCCGTAGAGATAAGAGAAGATGGCTCAGTGCTTTTATGGCCCAAAAGCACCAATCCAGAGTTTCAAACACCGATAGAATTGCATGCTGGTCAATGGGCAGATGGTGATGGATGGGGAGTTCCAGATGTCATCATCAAAGGTCTGGTCGTAGCCGTATATCAAGTCCCAACGCTCGCAACATTCTGAAAAATAACGACTAATTCCGCATAGGTCATTTTTATCCCGAGTGGGACATTTTTGTCCTTGCGCGCCAACTAAAAACGGGTCATTTATGTCCCATCACAACCCGTGATGGAGAAACCCCATGCCGAAACCGGCAGACCCAGCACAGACCCCGCGCCTGTCCTATGAGGACAATGAGCGCGTCCGGCGTATCTGCATCCGCGTTGCCAACCATTCACGCGGCGGGCAGGACCGGAATATCCGCAATCGCATCTTCGACCTAACGGGAACCCTGTTGCGGGAGTGCCACCTGCGCGCCCGCCCGCTCAATCTGGACGCCATGGAGCGCGCCAGCATTGAGCAGGTTCTGT